TTGGTGCATCAATATGCGGCGGTTGCGCTCGCTGCTGTTGCGATGCCCGAGCGGCGGTTTGTGCATGATCTCCAAGTCGCGCCGCATATACACTTGAACGTCTTTTGTCGGTTGCGCGTTTTCGTGCACGGGCCGATGCCACCATGCCGTGCGGTAACGGAAGAAACGCTCGCGTGGTGCGCGTTTGCCTTGTTCGGGGATGACGTAGTCGGTGAGAATCCAGTCTTGTTCTGACGGACATTCTTCAAGCGCGGCGAGCGTCGGCGCGACCATGTGCGGCTCAATAATATCGTCGCAGTCGGCCCACATTACCCAGCCTTCTTTTCCAGCCAGATCGTAGGCTTTCGCAAATGCTTTGTTCCTGGCTTCGCCGAAATTGTCGAGATGTTCCCAGTCTGCGACTAGCGGAGAGTTGCGATATTCGTCAACGTGGCAACCTAGTTCCTTTGCTATTTCTAGCGTGCGGTCTGGCTTGAGTGCTCCGATTGCGCGAACGATAACGATCTCGTCGCATACCTGTTGGAGTGACTTAACGCATCGAGCGATGCGCGGCTCTTCGTTGCCGCAAATTAAGCCTGCGACTAGCTTCTGTTTTTGTTTCATGTTTACTCTTGAAGTATATGTCAACAAAAACAAAAAAGCCACCCCTTTCGAGGTGGCTTTTCCGATGCTTACTTGCGGGGAATCTTACACGTATCCGGTTGTGATGCGGATGATGCTGGAGCCGTCGATGACTTTCTCGGCGCTGTTCTGACGAACACGGAGAACGTCAGCGCGGCGGGCTTCGTCACGATAGGTTTCGGAGACGAAAGGCACGGGACTGTCTGCGGCCCATACGATAGTGCGACCGAATCCACCACCTGAGAACTCTCCACCAACAGTGTTGGCGAGTGCCATATAGGTGTTGCTCCAGATGAACCCACCAGCATAGGTCTGACCCTTAGCGGCGGTGTTCTTTGGTGCGCGGCCAACGAGAACGCGATCAACTCCGACAGCGGCGGCCACTTCGCCTTCGCTAAGGAGACGGCTTTGATCCGAAGGAACGATGCCGAAGAACTGGTTCTGCACTTTCGCGGAGCGGCGGATGCGCTCAAACAAAGGCATTGACATGATCAAGGTGTTGGCAAGAACTCCATACTTGGCGAGTTCGAGCTTGGCTTGAGCCACGTCACCGGGAACGTCGAATGATGTGATGTTGGCGTCGGTGTATGCTGCCGATGCGCTGATCGCTGTCAGGCCGTTGGCGGCGAATGCTGCGGAAGCAACGCGAGCCTCGTGCGAGACTTGGATTTGGCGGAGGAGCATCGCGGCGATGTTAACTTCGGTGTCGAAAAATCTGTCGAGATCGCGGCGGTTGCTGTCAGGAAGAACCTCTTCGAGACCGTATTCGATAGCGTCGAACGAGTCGCTCGTGAACCGGCGGCTTGTGCGGGGATATCCAGCACCAGCGGCGATCTTGAGAACGTCGTCGTTGAGGGCTTCGGAGTCGCCGAGGTTCAACTTCAGATATGCGCCGGAGCGAACGTCTGAGGAGAACACGGGCATTACTTCTGTGCCGATGAACAAATTGTTTTTGTTGGAAAGACCTTCAAAAACGGCCTGCGCAATATCAGCGCGGATGGTTGTGTATGAGAGTGCCATAGTAGTGTTAAATTATTGGTTGAACTTAGGAACGTATTCGACGACGTCGCCAGCAACGCCGCTGTTGATCGCAACTCCAAGAGTCACAGTCGAAGCGTTGGCGTATGTGCCGAGGATCAGACCGCTGGTCACCGCAAAAACGGTGTTGCCGGCTGTCACAATCGCGGACACGATGCCGAACTGGGATGGGAAGAAAAGTTTGACAGCGCCTTGAGCACCAGCGGCGACGTCATTCTGGACGACTCCGATAGCATTAGCGCCGGTTGATGCTGCTTGCGCAGCGTTTGCGCCCGATATGTTGACGAGCGTGTTCGCGGTGATCGCGGATGCGAAGCTAAAGCTCCGAATACCGTTGTCGTTTTGTGTTGCCATAAATTAGTTGGGATTAAAAGTTGAGTTGGTTGTTGTCGCGGGCTTCGATGTAGGCTTCGCGATGGTTGCGCATTGCGAAACGGATAGCTTCGGTGCGGCTGCCGAGTTCCTCGGTTTTCTGGGTGATGATCGCCTTTAAGTCGAATTTCTCTTCGGCTTTTTCTTCTGCGACTACTGAAGCCTTAACTGGAGCGGCTCCGAAGTTGGAGATGATCGTGTCGAGCTTGGCTTCGAGTTTGGAAATTGCGCTGAGTTCAGCGGCCATCTCTTCCTTCATAGGCTCGGCTGCTGGCTCTTCGGCTGGCATTTCCATTTTGTTCTTGTAGTCGCCGAAGGCGGTTTCAAGAGCGGCGAGACGAGAAACGATGTCAGCGATGCTGATCTCGTCCTCTTTTGGTTCGATTTCGATTTGTGCGTCTTCCATTTGTTTGAAAAATTTGTCAACTTGCTTGGCTGTAAAACTGAAAAGACCGGTCGCATTTGCGGCTGGTGTTTGCACAAGATCGGCGCTGTAAAGTTCCGCGCAACTCGCGAAGTTCATTCCATCCACTTCGCGGATCGGGCCGCTAAACGCGATGCTGATACCGAACGTGTCGGGCAGTTTGCTTGAAATCTCCAAGACGTAATCGTGCATGGGCGATGTTTGCAGAAGGTTGAGATCGCCCAAGAGTTGCGATCCGACGATGCGGAAATTGTTTACGAATCCGACAATGTCCTTGATGCCGGCTCCGTGGTCGAGGTTGACCTTGACGCCGCCCTTGTATGACTCCGCGCACTCTTTGACTTCCATCAAAGTCTGCTCGTCAACGTATAGCCCGTGGCCTTTTGCTTCGCCGATTGAAATTATTGAGACACCTTCGATGACATCCATGCGAAGGCGCGGATGTCAAATGCTGTCCATCAATTCCATCGCCGCTTGTGCCATCAAATAAACTTCAAGTTCGTTCTCTTCTTCGCACCCGACAACGTCGAACGTGGACGAAATTGAGATGCCTGCGCGACCCGTGCCGGTATGGTTGCGGTTGCCTTTTGCTGTCGTGCTTGCGCTGATAGAAAGAGCGGCGTCGGACGTGCGAGAATTAAATGCGCTGCCTGTTACATTTATCCGCGTGCCTGCGCTTATATCGACGCTACTGACCGAATATCGGAGTCTGTTGCCGAGAACGTAGAGCGTAACCCTTCGCTCGTCTCGCCTTCCTCCACCCCCAGGGAGATCGGTCGGAGCGATAGGCGGCGCGACTGGGATAAATAGCAAGCCCTGCACGCCGATGGATAGCGGCGTTGGGCTTGGCAATAAGCCCTGCGTTGCGATTAGCAGGGAAGCGATCATGCGTTAGACTCGCGTGACTATCGTGCTCGTAGTTCCGTCGCCGGTGATCGCTTGAGTGATAGCGCCCGCTGCGCGTAGCGTTGGCGTGACCGTGAGCGCGTTTGCAATGTCGAGGCCGTGGATCGCGTGGATCTCTCCGATCTCGGTGAGTTCTGGCGTAAGTTCCGTCCGCACCGCGCCTGTGAAAAGCGTGACTGCGCTTGTCGCGAAGGCCACCGACTCGATGACGGCGGCTTGAAATTGGTGAACATTTGCGGCTGCGTGGTTTTGCGCGTTTAGTTGCAATTCGTTGTTTGCGTTGGTCGATCGGACGATGCGTCCTCCGTAGGTTCCGGCTGTCGTGTGGCTGGACATCAATTCGTCCCAGACTGCGTTCGCATTTGTTACGGCTGTCGGAATCGCGGCGAGCTGAGTGTCGAGGTTTGCGCTCGCCATTCCTATCGCGGCGCGGACGTCAGCGGCGGTGAGCGTTGCTGTTCCTGTTGTCGCGTCCACGGGAACGCCGAATGCAACCGAACCAGCGGCTGGAATATATGCAACGCCCGTAAGTGCTCCGCTTGCGTAGACGGTTCCAAAGCGAACGTCGGTGATGGCGGCCTGTCCTAAGCTATTATCTGCTGTGAACATATCGACGTAAGTCGTCGATCCGTTCAAAGCGTAGCGAGTCTTCGCGAGTGTAGGCGTGGATAATAAAATGAATTTTGGCGTATTGATCGGCACGAACCCGTTAGAAGCATAGATGAACGATCCGCTTGCTCGCACGACAGAACTTGCATTTGTTGAAATAACAGCATTGGCAACGGTTGATGCGGTGTATGTTCCGCCCGATATTGTGAGCGTTGCTGTGCTAGAATTAGTCACGCCTGCGGCGGTTGAGGCCGTGATATTGCCGGTGATTGTGACTGAGCCGGTACTGGCATTATTAACGCCTGTCGCAGCGGCAGCAAGGACATTGCCGGTGATTGTGAAAGCTCCGGTGCTGTTATTGGTAACGCCAGCGGAAGTTGATGCCGTTACGTTACCAATGACATTGATGGTTCCAGTCGATGAATTAAATGCTGCTGCCGCATTGGTTGCTGACCCCCCCGTTAAGTTCCCAGTTATATTTACTGTTCCAGTTGAAGAATTAACAGTGCAATTCGAGTTTGTTACAGACCCCCCAATAACATTCCCCGTTATACTTAATGTCCCAGAGCCAGAGCACAACACCGCCCCGCCTGATCCCGCGCTCGCGGCAGTGCAGTTTCCTACGATGCTCGCCGTTGCTGGCGATGCGGCTGAAAATGTCAAGCAATTTATCGACGCGGTCGCACTTTTATGCGTCACGTTTGCCGTCAATGTCACGCCGTTGTTAAGAACGTATGTTCCTGTTCCTGCGTTGCTCAACTCTGTGCAAGTCACGTTTGCCGTGATCGTGACCGTGTGCGTCGTCGAGGCTCTCGCCTCGTCTGCTGCACCTGGAACAATGCCCCCGACCCAAGTTGCACCCGCGTTAAAGTTGCCCGTTGCCGCTGAAAGAATAAGAGCCATTTTTCACAGACCCTTCGCGTAGATAAATTCTTGAATACTCGCTGAAATTTGAGAAACGGCGGTCGCTGTCGGAGCGTCCACTCCATCGACGCTACCGAGTGCCATCGAGCGTGCGTAGTCGTTTGCAAGGATGACTTCGCCATTCGCGATCCGCGTAGGAACAAGGCGCATCGCCACGTTTGCGTCTTCGCTTGCGTCGGGGTTTACGACGGACGTGATCGCGAGATTGATCGTATAAGTGTCGTAGGTTTCGCCGTCGATAATAATTGGGTTGGTCGGTTTCATATTTAAGCGAGTAAAATCAATGCGTTGTTTTCGGTTGGCTTGGGAAATTTCAATTCAAACGCGCCGTCAAATACATGGCGCTCTCCGCCTAGGTTAAGAACGCAAAGTGTTGCGTTGCCTTTACTGGCGTTGTAGACCATCGCGCCCGATACGCTGAATGTTGCATTCTTTAGTTCAACGTCATCGAATGTCATAAAAGCATTCTTGCCGATGCTGCCGGTCTTGAAACCCTTGAGCTTTACGCCTCCGGCCTTGTAGCCTTTGCCTTTGATCTCGCCTTCGGTAACGTAGGCTTTCGTTTGCGGCCCGACCTTTGCCGATGCCGAATAGAATGCGATGCGGTAGTCATCTCCAGGCTGGTGAACGCCTGAGATCAGCGCCCGTTTAGCTTCAAGTGCAATTCCTTGTGTTATCATTTTATTTTTTCTCCCATTGCGCCATGCACACGGCGGTGCGTTGGCTCTCGTCTGGATATTCGCTCGACATCGTGCCGCTTACCATGCAGCGGCCAATGAAGTCGTCCTGCTCTTCGTTTCTTTCGGGTGTCGGCATAACAAGCTCATGCTTTGTTTCAAATCCAGTAATGCGTCCGAACGGATCGCGAACGGCAAGCGATACCTTCATTTGTTCGGGTTGCGATGCCTGCATTCCCTTCACT